TCCAGGAGCAATATAGATACTCCAAGATGCCGCATCGCATTTTTGTCCTTCATAACCGCAGGCCCGCAAGTCATATCCCGCCGCATATTTACTTCCCCTTTTTGGTTCTTGTGCTGTTTTATATAATTTCTTATAATTCATTAATTATACCTCGTAATTAATTGTAGCAGTTAATTCAGGTTCCTTCTCTTCTGTAAATCCCTTGGTAAAAGTAACCTTATACCAAGCATCTACAACTTCACCTTTTGCTTTTCTTTCTTTATATTGTGAAGTATATTTCAAAAGCTGAAATCTATTATCTGTTTTTGCTTCTTCGATCATTTCTTTGACTTGGTCTTCTGTATCAACTCTATAAGTTTCTGTTACTTGAATTAGATATTTCATAGTTCTACTCCTTTTATCTCAATATTTAATTGATTATTATTATATTTAGCAAATTCCGCGGTAAGAATATCTTTTTTAACTTTATCACAAATATCTTCATTACCGTGTAACTCTATCTTATTTATATTGTATTCTGTAATTAATTGCATAATAGTATTTGAATAAGTATCTAAATCGGCTAATCTTACTTCTTCTGTATTTTTTTTATTATCTAATACATATATCTTTTGTTTTGCATCAAAAGGTCTTATATAACTAGCTAATATCATTATAATTCCTCCTTAATGACATTCTATTACTGCTTCATCATATGGAAAGAGATAATAACAAGAAGGTTCATTATCTATTAAAATCCATATTTCATAAGCAATACCATCATCCGTCTTATCAATAGAAAGAACACGTCCTCTATCTGTACAACAACCTAAACATTCTTGAGCAGCATACATTGGCGCGGTAATACTTGTTTGGTCAAGATTAAAGACTGTATAATCACGCAGCTCATGACAAAGCAGCATAGCATATTTTTTAATTTTTTCAAAGAATCCTTCTAATTCATTTTGTTTTGCGGCAAGCTCTAAATGATTTAAAGGTTCTTCAGTTTGTTTAACTAACTGTTTATTAGCATCATATAAAGTTGCACCTAAATCAATATCATAACTTTGTTTACTCATTTTATCTCTTCCTTTTAAATTTTTATAAAGACGCCACATTGACAAATGCCTTGTTCACCTTCTCTAAATTCTTTACAAGGGCATTTAGTATCACTATTTTTTTCTATGGCGCAAGGACAATACCCCTCATTTTCTTTAACTTTATTTAAAATTTCATTTAATTTAGGGTTCTTGTCATTTAATAACATCATTTAAAGTCCCCCTTTCCTATAACTTTAACAAATTCTTTTTGCATATTGATTTGAACTTGCTAAATTAACTCCTAACACTTCATCATAGTGTGAAGTGTCATTTGGTATAAATCTACCAAATTTAACTATTATATTTTTAAAAGGTTTAAAGAAATCTAAATACGGATATATTTCCTCCTCTGTATACCCTGTATATATGACTATATCATCATTACATATTAATCTAAACCCTTTTATAAAAGTATATAATTCTCCAAGTGAATCAAATGGTTCTAATCCTTGACAAACAATAGCTTGAGTTAGAGGATTATCTTTATATTTTAAATAAATATCAATTGCACTTATTTTTATATTGGGTGCGGATGCAAGACTACTATTTTGACAAACTTGCATCCCGCACTCTTTATCACATTTAAAATTACAATAAGGAAATTCAAGTACCATTGATATTTTTTTATAATTAACCGTATCTGTATCTATAATTCCTTTTAGTGTCATATAGCCTCCGCGGATTTATTTATAGGTTCCCATCGTCTCATACTATATTCTTTCTTACGTTCTTTTGTCCAAGTTTTAACTGGAGTATAGAATCCAACTACTCTAGTATATTCAGTTGCTATTGGTTTTCCACAATATGGACAAGTAGTTCCATAAAAAGCGTGATTATTTTCACAAGCTTGAATCTTTGTATTAAAAGCAAAATATGTAACACCTTGCTGTGCTATATAGTTTGTCATACGAAGAGCTTTTTCTGGAGTATCAAAAGGAGCATCTATATTTGCGTGTAAGATACTTCCGCCATTACAGAAACCATCAAACAATGCTTGTATTCTAACTCTCTCTTGTAAAGTAGTTACGATACCAAGAGGAATAAATTGATTTCCATATAAAGGTAAATCATATATATTAGCATCTGGATAGAAGAATTTATCTTTCTTCATTAACTTTGCGGCTGCTGATTCTCCAGGTATTTGTTCAGTATTAATCATATAATCAACTTGTTCTGAAGCAATAAAGCTATCAGCAACTTGACGCATTGTCTTAAAAATCTTTTCTCCAAAAGCAGCTGCTTCATCTGTATAGTATGTATTTCCAAATTGATCTTCTCTTGTATAACCAAATTTTTTCATAGTTTCATATACACCAATGAAACCTATTGTGTTATATAGATGTTTAAAATCTACTAAACCGTAAGTAAAGTTAGGAAGTAAACCTTTTTCTACGTCACGTCTAATTATATTTCTAACTACATCTAATGCGCGGACGTTGGTTAAAGTGCGGCGAGCAAGCTCTTCAAGATACTCTTCTTCTGAATTCGTGTCAAGCGCAATCCGCGCAAGATTAATAGTAGATACTTTAACTGAACCTACTTTAAGAGCGGTTCCACCTATTGAATTAAAATAACCTAAATCACGTATATCTGATTTTAATCTGCAACAATTACTTAAACTATTAACAGAGGTATCTTGGAATATATTACTATCAGACCATCTCATATTATGTTTAATTGCCCAAGCTGCGAATTCTGGATCTTCATACGCATCAAATGAATCTAAATCATATTCACCTTTTTTACGAAGTAATGATATAGTAGATACTGGGAAAGTAAACATATTTTCTGCTCTTATATCTGACATTACTTCCATATACCACTTTTGAAATTCAATGATTTCGTCCTCATAGTCTATCATAAAAGTACCATCAGGAAATTCACTTCCGCCAAATAAAGCTTCAAAGTAAGGTCTATCAAATATTGATGTATTTGTAAAAGCGGATTGCTGACCATCACGTACATAAGGCTGGTTTACCGCATATATAAATCTTTGGAAATTTTGTTTAGCATAGCCTTTTGCAGTCCAACTATCATTTTCTCCTATACCAAGATAATGGCTTTCAACATCTTTTCTCCAAAAATAATACATATAAGGAATAAGATTAGGTAAACCAACAGCGCCACTACTTCTATTACTTGCGTATCCTATAAATTCTTTTACGAAATCTACAAAAGTAATAAGATGTTTAGGCGGTTTTGCATTAAAATTACTACCTAAGAAATATAATCCTTTTTCTGCTAAATCTTTTAAATCATAAGCAAAGCAATAATGTTTAAAAGTAGAAGTATCACCATCGTGCATATAGAGTTTACCTTCCCACTCCATACGTAACCATTCATTAGCTGCTTTAAAGCCATACTTCTTTTGATATTCATAATATATTTTATTAAATGCTAATAATTTTCGGTGAGGCTTTGGCATTTCTGACAAAAGAGTAACAATATCTTTATGTGATACATTACTGTTTCCGTCAATACTTGCATCAGCTACTGTATCTTTATCTATGAACTCATCTATAAAATCAGTATATGAAAGTTGTCCATCATCAAACCCATTAATTCGTGCAAGTTCAGTACCATAATCATTTTGTAAACGATTGTATTGTGTTGTGAAGTTTTTACCAAGTCGAATATTTATTTCCATTACTGCTCTCCAATCCACTTATTTGCTTTTGAAAAGTCAAGATAAGTTTCTCCAACTTGAAGAACAGGCATCCCGACAAAGCCTTTTCCGCTTAACATAGCAATATATGTTGTATCTGCTTTACAATCTATTTCTGTAAAATCAATACCTTTTTGTGCAAGCTTCTTTGTTATTACCTTACACTTAGGGCAATTTGTTGAATATAAAATAATTTTATCCATTTCATCCAGTCCTTTCTAAATAAGATAATATATATAAAAATAATGTTAATAAAATTAAACGATTTTGCCCTAATCACCCGCAAAGCAAGTAGCTGCGCTCACTCTAATACTATTAAAAAATTGAGTACTATATTTATTTTCAATAACTTTATATAGATTTTCCCATAACTCAATATTATTAGTATAATCATCTATATCAGTTAAAAATCTTCTACATACTTCTTTACAATCAGGACTTTCTTCTCTATTTAAAATATGTAATAGCCTCTCTTTATCTGAAGTCCATATATAAATTATTTTTAAATCATACTTTGGATTGTTTTCTTCAATCATTTGAGCAACCATTATATTACTCATTGGTAAAACATTAATTTTTTTTGCATCTAGTCCTTGATCATTCAATCCATAATACCAACCTCTGAACTCTTGAGCATTTAACATACGTCCATCTAATACTTGTGCTAAAAAATCACTAGAATCTAAAAATATATATCCATTATCTTCTTCATTTCTTTGAGGACGTGTAGTACATAATTTAACATAATGATATGCTTCAGGAGCATATTTTTCAAGGTAGCGGGCGGCAGTGTCTTTGCCGCACCCGCTTGGTCCTGTGATACCTAATATTCTAATTTTTTCCGCGCTCATTCTCTATTTCAATATCTCCATTTTTATTTATTTTCGTTATTTTATAAATTGTATGTCCTTGAGTTTTAGCATATTTCTTAGCGACAAACATATCATCACGTCTATATCCGTTAATAATAAGCATTGTTCCTCTTGTGAACCAACCTTTTTCTGTTACTTTTTTACTTCCGTCTGGTTGTACTTCACTTAATTGTCGCTTATACATAGCATACATATCTCTATTAAATTTAACCGGAACTACTCCTTCTGTTGTTAACAAAGATATTGTATGTCTAACATCATTTTTACTTATAACTGTTCCTGCAATTCTATCAATTTGATAAATAGGAATTACTTTACGCCAAAAACTTTCTATAATAGGCTCAGGTGGATAATCAAAGAAATTAATAATTCCATACTTACTTTTATCAATATCCTTTAATTCGTGATTATGATAATAAAAACATAACGAATCCATTTCCCAACTTGCAAGATTATCTTTTTTAATGTATTTGTTCCATTCATCCATAAATAATAAGTTATTATATTCTTTTAATGCTTCTTGTTGGTTTTCTTTTAACCAAAATCTTACATTATCCATATATTTATCATATATTTCTTTTTTCCATATACTTTGTTGGATAACCGGAACCCCATCTATAATTTCAATATAGTCTGGATCAAATTCACATTGAATATAAAAATCATACGCTTCTTTTGGAACTAATACATAATATTCTATATTATTTGTTTTATCTACCCATTTATGTTGTTTTAAATGTTGAGTAAAATTATATATTGTTTTTTCAAATTTTAATTCTGTAGGAATAATTCCTTTCTGAATTAAACCATTCATATTTTGAAGTGTTAATTTCTTTTTTGGCTCAGATGTTTGTATAAGATAATATATCATATTTGCATATCTTATTTTATCTTTATCTTCATCATTAAATCCAAAAATACTTCCCCCACAATTATCAAAAGCACCACTCTTTATTAAAGAAATCATCGCTGTCTTTTTTACTTTAACTTTATTCATAAAATCTATAATATTAGCATATGGACGATTTTCTTTAATCTGTGTTATCATTTCCGCATTAACACCACTTAATGCTTTTAAACCATACAATATCTGATTATTCTTTACATCCGGCTTAAAACCATAATCAGACTTATTTATATCAATCAAAGATAACTTAATATGATGATCAATAATTTCACCAATAGCTCTAGCTATCTTTGCATAATCTGTATTCTTTTCTTTTATTTCTACATCTTCAATATCATCATCATATATTTCTGCTTCTTCAAGACTTCCGCTATTTACTACTAATACTGCTGTATCCCAATAAATAGGACTCCATTTAGTTGCAATATATGCTGTTTGATATCCTATAAAACTATATGCAAGAGCGTGTATATCTGAAAAAGAGTATCCAAGCTGCGGGCGGGCAACTGCATCCCATACATAACGACCAACCGCATCACTTTTAGCCTGTTCCTTTATCTTTGCACGAAGTTCCGGAATCTTAGACATCTGCTTTTTACCAATAATTTTACGTGCGGCATTTGCATCTGCTAACCCAAATCCGCAAATATCTGGATCCATCAAACTCTTCATTAATTGCTCTTGTGAGATACCAACACCAAATGATACTTTAAGATATTTTCTAAATGCATTCTGTTCTTCTTCTGTAAGACCATACTGACGCATTTCCGCATCCCACTGACCTGGGTTAGACTTAAATCTAACATATTTATCCATAGGATTCTCTTCTCCATCTGGCGCCATAAGTCTAATCAGACCATTCGTGTTACTAAGTTCAAGAATATCATTTGGTTGTACCTTTTTAATACCTTGGCTTCCAATATCACTATCAAACTGAAAACAAGATAATATTCTACCTTTTTTAATATTATCCCAAGTTTTTTTATCATTTATATCAAGAGTTTCCGGATGAAGATATTCATCATAGATTTCTCTTAATGTCCAATCCTGCGGAAGTTCACCATCTTCTTGCAAGAACTGAATAGTTTGAGTTAACATATCTTGCACAGATGTTAATAAGAAATCATATTTTGTCATTCCCGCAGCTTCACAATCGTGTAAGTCATATTGTGTTACTACTTCACCATTTGGCGCTTTCATAAAACATCCAAAAGCAAATGGATCTTCATCGAATAATATTACTCCTGAAGCGTGAATACCTCTTGACTTAATTAATCCTTCAATTCCTAATATAATATCTAATAGTCCAGGATAATTTGCAACTTCTGTATTAAATAATGCAACTGGTTGACGTCCTTTATCTGGATTGCCATTAACCATTTCATCTATTGTCCAGTTAAATCCTCTTTCAACAGGAACTAAGCTTGCTAGATATGTTCCTATATCTGAATCAATACCATCTGGATACTCTTCACTTCTATATCCGCGGCAAGCAGTTTGAATTGCTGATTTAGCAGTTTCTGTTCCAAACGTTGCGACAAATGTTGCCCCTAATTCAGAACGAAGTTCCTCCGGCATACTTGGATCAAATTTTTGTCCACGCTCATTTTTAATCTTCCTCATAATAAGCGGGCGCTTGCTTGGACACAAATCAAGGTCAATATCAGGAAGTTCTATACGTTCCTTATTTATATATCTGAAGAATGGAAGATTCCACTTAATAGGATCGAGCTGAGTTACACCAAGCAGATAATGGTTAAGTCCTGAACAAGATGATCCTCTTCCCGCTCCAACCAAGCTTCCGCAATCCCACATCATATCAATATAATGTTGAAGAACTATTGGATACTTAAATATATTTGTTCCAAGTTTTTCACTAATTGTTCTTTTTACATCAGCTTCTTCTTCAAGTCTATCAAAATATTCTTTTTTATCTAATCCTTTTTTCTTTAAACTGTCAACACATTCATTTACCCAATATCTTTCATATTTATCATCTGATCTTCTCATACTTGCGAGAATTGGATATTGACTTGACATATAAAATTCTTCTTTAGGAGGATAATCTTTAACCTCAACAGAAGGAATTGTTTGATTATGAAGTAAACTATATGTTTCAATTTTATCAAACATATCCATACTCCAATTACAAAGACATTTATATATTTCTTCTGTTGAACCTTCAAAGCTTGGAGTTAAATCATTAATACAATTTTCTTCACTATGAAGATATGCATATTGATAAAATGTATCTACTTCTCTTTCTCCTTGAGTTGAGTTAAGATATGCCTTATGAACAAATCTATCTTCTTTTTTAAGATAATGTGCATCATCACCTAAGACAATTCCTATTCCAGTATGAATTGCATATTGCATTATCTTTTGATTTACTAAAATTTGTTCTTTACTTGCGCCAGGTGCTATTTCTAAATAAAAATCATTATCAAATATATCAGTACACCAATTAAGGAAATTATTTATATTTTCAATAGCTTGAAATCTAGAATCAGTATCATTTACTTTTAAAGCATCATGTATTTTTAATATATTCTGAGATAATTCTCCACCTATACAAGCGGTTGTTGCTATAAGATGACCAGGGTTTGCGCGAACTACACGCTCTAAGTCGCTCTTTAAAGTCGGCACACGCATAAGCCCTCTATCCATATAGCCATTAATCCAAGCAAGTGAACTAAGTTCACGTAGTTGTCTATGACCTTCCGCATCTTTAGCTATTAAAATAAAATGATAATATTTCTGATTCTTTTCTCTTGTATCAGTTAAATATATTTCATTTCCTATTGCAATTTTAAAATCTGGATATTTCTTTTGAAGTTGACAAATCTTAACAGAACCAGCTAAAGACTCGTGGTCAGTTATAGCCAGTCCTGTTAATCCTATTTCAATACCTCTCTTCACCAAACCCTCTAGCTTATTTGTAGCATCAAGGAGACGTATGTTACTATATTCAGTGTGGTTATGCGGTGAAAAACGCTGTATCATTTCATTTCTCCTTTATCATTTAATTCTATAAAAATTATATCATAATTTTTATCTAATGTCAACTTCTCCAAATGGAATATCGTCATCAATAATAATTTTATGTCCTTTATACTTAGCTAAATATCCATTTTCAAGTTTTAAAGCTTCTTTATCTATACTAATACGATCTTCTTCTTTTATGATGGGAAATTCCATAGCCTTAAATAAACATTCACAAGTTTCTTTATCCATAAATAAATAAGGTTTAAATCCATGCGTTGCAGTAAAAAACTGTATATCTTTATCTAATTTTAAAGTGTAAATCTGTGTTTCAACTATTGTAGATTTCATCATTATATTCTCCTCATCCAATGTAATTTAGAATCATAAATATTATCAATTTTACTCATATCCCAATAGAACCAAGCATAGCACTGCGCAGAAGCCTGTTTGACATTTTCATCACCATTAGGATAACAATATATTCTATCTACATAAATGTATGTATCTGTTGGTGGGAAACTTTGAAGTATATTTTCATATCTACTTTTACCTTCAAGAAATTGAATACGTCCTAAACATAGAACACCTTTTTCTGCAATACCAAGTGCCTTCATTACAAAAGGTTCAATAAGTTTAAAAGGCGGATTCATAATAACATAATCAATTGGAGTGTTTGGTATATGACTAAGATAATCATCTTTAAGGAAATCGTATTCTGGGCCTGCGTTATGCGGGAAGGTGCCTCCGCGCTCCATAATGTCTGTCGCTATAATGGCGTCAGCACCATTAGTATTATCTGTATAATTCCAAATTCCATCATACATATGACCGTCCCCGCAACAAGGTTCAAGAATTACTGAATTACTAAAATCAATATTCATTGTTTCAAGTATATTTTCTACTTCTATAGTAGGAGTTGCATAAAAGTCAAGTGCATCCCGCTCCTTATGATTTTTATCATATCCATTATATAAACCAGCATTATTATAATGTTGTGTTGTTTTACTCATCATCATTCTCCTTTTGACTCATTGCTAATGCTACTACAATTACTCCAAATGCGCCAACTAAAACGCCTATGCAAAATGAAATCAATGCTGTAATCATTCCTCACCCTCACTTTCTGCCTTGTACCATTCTTCTCTTATACCATATCTATAATGGTCATTATAATATTCTGCTGATATTATATTGATTTCATGTACATCATCTATTCTCCAACTCCACGCCATAAATGGTTCTCGCTTGTATTTAAAGTTGATAAGAATTTTAATTAGTTTGTCTATTAGTTTCATCACTTCTCACTTTCTGCCTTCTGTTTTGCCCATTCTTCAAATGCTTTATTAAATTCATTAACTTCTTCTGGATGATAGTACATATACATTTCACATTGATACACTTCTTCATGTGGTGGGCAATTACATCCGTAGTCACTATCATTCCAATTACATCTACTACAAAATCTTTTTGCATCATCCATATCTTACTTACTTTCTGCTAATAGTAATAATAACCTCGGCTACATTATCGGATGGCTCAAAATATTTAGCACAACCAATTCCAGTTATATCCTTTACACGATAATCTAATTCACCATCTGTTACTGTTAATATCACTTTATCACTATAGAGCAATCGCATATCCTCTAATTGTTTTATTAGTTCTTTTATTTCCATTTATTATCCTCACTTTCTGCCTTATACTCACAATCGATAACATCTGAGCATAGATTTCTATATTTTTCGCACCATAAAACTGGCTTTACCTTCCCTGTATCTATAATTTCTTCCCAATCAGCAATATCGGTATATATGCAATCGTCACAAGTCATTGTCTTCCTCACTTTCTGTCATATTTGCCTTACTTATCCCGAAAATAATTGCCACATTCACATTTAACTATATAATATCCATCTTTTTTATCGTGACACCCCATCATTTCGTGACCTGCTCCACAATACGGACATCTAACCCACACCTCTCCGTGAAAACAAGCTCCTGATAAACTATCACGCAAATACTTTACATCTATCTTTTCAAGTTCTTCATTCGTCATTCCTCAACCTCCATCCTTTATCTCACTCAATACTCCTGATAGCTCTCTTAATATATTGGGCATGTAAATCTGGAGTTGCATTAGTATCTACGAAAACTTTATTTTGTGTGGCTAATTCTGTCTGAATAAGTACGTCAGCCTGTCTTCTATAGCCATCTTCAACACTTATTACTATGCGTTTTTCCCAATCACTAGGGAATCTGTTCTGCATACGAACTATGTTTCTCCCTAGCTCATACATACAAATGGGCTGATCAGAATTATCATTACAATAATACATGCTAAAAATATCCATCTGCTCTAAACATTCAAACTCCCATAATATCTGCTTATAGGAAGCATTTTTATCCGATACATCAAAATGTTCCTGTCGTGGATTAAAGAATGATATATCCTCAAATGCTAGTTCTTCAATTACTACTTTTTGCCATTCCTTACAGTTTGTTATTCCTCCTGCAATAAATACTGATGTAAACTTTGGTATCTCAATACTTGGTGCTGTAATTATTTGTGCCATTCGCTATCACTCCTCTCTATGATGGTTGGTGCATGGTCAACAATACACGAAATATCCATTCGCTCGGCAAAAGATATTTTTTTAGAAGCCTTAAAATCTTCTCTCAAACAATCTGCATCAATTAACCTTCCATAATGCTCTGGAAGTGGTGTGCTATCAAGGATAATGCGTTCAAGATTTCCTATCTGCTCACCTTTATTTGCTAACGTGACATAATATTTAAAAGTTTCTTCTGATATTTTAATTATTCTCTCCATCATAATTCAACCCACTATTCCTCTTTTTGTCTTTTATCTAATTCTTGCATTAATGCAATATAATATTGCATATCCGCATCTTCTATATCTACTCCATCACTATACATTTTTTCTCTTATTCTATCTATTGCGCTAAGCAATTCTCCATAATTTAATTCCTTTAAATTTTCATATACTTGTGGTGTCATTTTCTTTTCCTTCCTTCCCTTCTTACACATTACAACTAATTGTAATATACCTATAATTAATATTAGGAATGAGAAGTTACCTTTAGACATTTCATCTATTATAACTTTTATCATTCATATCATTACCTCACTAAAACTAATTTTTCTGAACTTCTCGTACAAGCTGTATAAAGCCAACGTGCGTGTTCCTGTTTATCAAATGGAAATGTTTCTTCAAGGACAAGAACTTTATCCCATTCTGAACCTTGTGCCTTGTGGCACGTGATAGCGTAGCCATATGCGAATTCTTTAGGAACTATTTCTCCATACTTAGGCTTTAGTTGTCCTAACTTATAAGACAACCGCCAATCACAGCATTTCAGTCCACTTAAAAGCATCATTCTATCTATCTCAGTCATTTCATAAATGCCTTCATCTGCAATAAAATCTGCGCATATAATATCAAACTTCCTTACATCTGATTTAACAAACTTAGGAATTTCTCTATATGTTCTAAAATTATTAGTTATAATACCAATAGTTCCATTTACAAGTGGATCACCTATAGAACTAAAATCATCCCAATAGTTTCTGAGACAAATAACTTTATCTCCATCTTCTGGTTCCGGACCACGTCCTAATAATGCGCGAACCTGTGCATTTATAGATAATCTTCTTTGGTTTGTTGCTGTGAGAATTTGGTCTGCCCAAAGCAACATACCTGTATTTAATTGGTCTTTAGGAATGACTTGTACTTCATTTCCTTGAAAATAATCAATAGATTCTCCATTTCTTATTTTCATTGTTAATTGTATAATTTCAGACTCTGCTTCTTGTCGCATAATTTCATCAAGAAAAATATGCGGATTATCAAGCAAATGATTATCTTCATTTTTATTTATTGGCGGCAACTGAAATGGATCACCTAGACAAATTACATAAACTTTATGTTTAAAAAGTAAGTCTACTAACTCTTTAGGCACCATACTTATTTCATCTACTACGACAATAGTATAATCTAATTGTGGCTTTGGCTTGCGGTAAAACCCACCCGCCGCGCGTGGAATACTATCATAAAGTAACTTATGTAAAGTCATAGCATTGGGATTACCCTTTTTTCTTAATACTTCTGCAGCCTTGCCGGTAAAACTTACATAAGCAACTTTATTTTCTTCTACGTCAAGCGCGTCTATAATAAATCTAACAAGGGTTGTTTTACCAGTGCCGGCAAAGCCTGATATAACAGTATACTTCTTCCCCGCCCGATGACGATCAACCGCAATCTGTAACCCTTGCTTTTGTTTTTCATTTAATTCCATTTTTATCTATTACCTTTCCTGTTGCTATAGGCGTTTCAAATGATTTATATACACATTCAATATTTATCATTAATTCATTATCTGTACTTAAAGGAATATCTAAATGAGTTAAGACTCCTTGTACTTTATACCCATTAGCGTCTTCTATTGTAACAATAGCACCTGGATTGTATTCAAAATGTTCTTGTAATATTTTATTAAAAAAATCTAATTCATTTTTCATATTTAATTATTCCTTTTTATTACTTTATATAATAATTATAACATATTTTTTTAAAAATTAAAAACTGGGGCGAAAAAGTTGAAATCCAATTTTCTTTTTGGATTACGTTCGCTTCCGCCCCAGCAAGTTAAAATGCGCCTACCCCAACTCCAGCGCGCTGTACTCTTCGCCCTGATATTATCACTACCATATAGATAGGAGAGTATCACCCATATTTTTAAAAGTAATATTTATTTGAATCTGTAATATTATAATCTTCTATAAAGATTTGAGGAGTTATATTTCCATTCCATTCATTAGTATTACACTTACCTACAATATCCATTTCCATAAAACCAGAATTATTATCTGTAAGTTTTTGACATAAATTTTCATCTGCAAAGAATTTCATTAGACTAACTCCATTATTAAGAGTTATCTTAATTGTATTTGAACTTTTACGATATATTTCAACCATTTCTTTAGTTACTTTTAATCCATTAATAGCAACTAATGCTTCATCAAGTTCACTACCCCAATAACTTGACATATCTGCTATATCTAGGATAATCTGCGGGTTGCAGTTTTGTCCTTCAAATATATAATCTACATAATATATAGCTTCATCTGACATATCTTTAAGAGCTTCATCAGTTTTTGCTATAAATGATTGAAGATTATTTTCTTTAATACTTAGACCATATGCATTAGGATGCCCAATAGCATATTCTATCTCACCGGTATCTAAACATAATTGTTTAAAATCATCTACCCCTGCGATAGAACAACCTCGCGCGCTGCCGCTATAAGTGTCTTCATATTTGGTTAATAGACAGCAAGGTCTTTGATATTTAGCCATAAACTTGTTGGCGATCAAACCCCTGACTTCCGCAGGTATATTATCATCATCAAGAAGTATTAATAATACTTTATGATCAAGTAAATGTTCATTTTCTATTTTCTTTTCAAGTGTTTCAAGAGAAGCATCTTGAACTCTTGTTTGTCTATTTTTCACATTAGTAGAAGTTCTAATTGCTTGTTCTACTATTTGTTCCATATCACCTAATTTATGACCTCTTTTAGTTGAAGGAACTGTTTTAAATGCTTTATAATCAAGCATACTTTCAAATACAAGTTTCTTTTCCTGTTGAGTACCACTTCTTTGAATAGCATTTAATAATGGAACTATATAAAATGCTGCTCCAATAGGAGTTATATTAGAACCAAGTTTAAAAGCATTACGCTGTGCCATAAAGTAAATATATGGGTTTTTAAGATTTTTTAATCCGGCAGTTATCAATGCTTTTGTTTCAAGAGAACGAATATCCATCATATCCCCAATTAGGCCAACTGCTACTAAATCAAGAAAATCATTAGCATAATTAACATTCATAATGCTATCTATATATCTACAAAACTGCCAAACTACTCCAACTCCACTTAATGCTTTATTTGGATAATTTGAATATCCATCTTGGTTATTTATAATAGTTGCATAAGGATTCTCTTTATCAAAATCGTGATGATCAAGAATTAGAACATCTATACAATCCTCTTTAAGGATTCGACATTCTTCTGTATCATTACTTGCGGAATCCGGACAAATAATTAACATATAAGGAGTTTCATCTAAATATCTAACTTGATCATTTAACCCGTGTTGTTTTCCATCGTGAAAACAATAATCAACATTATTCTCTACCCAAGTTGGAAATAATTTGTGTAAATAGTTTAATAAAAGTGCGGCAGATGTGTTTCCATCTACATCACAATCTACCACAACTAATGCTTTATGATTTTTATTTATATGTCCTATCAATAATTTTAAAGCGGCTTCCATCAACTCCTCACCGAAGGCTAATGGGGAGTTGACTTCTGTCTCCAATGAAGCTAGAGTGTATCGTTTAACTTCAGAGGGAGGCACGCCGCGTGATGTTAATATTTGAGTTAATGTATTATCATATTGAATAGGTGATCTTTGCTTTACTATCATTATTTAATATTTGGCTTTACTTGTGGTTCATCTGTATCAAAATCGAAAGCCTTGAAAATATTATTAAACTCTGATATATTTCCAAAGAGATATTTAATTACGCACAGAGCAAAACCTTTCTCTCTATCGAATTCGTCACCTTCCTGACATACAACTTTGGTTTTAGTTCCATCTTTCCAAAGGACTATTGTTTCATTCTTTTTTGTGAATATAACCTGATTAATAGCTTTAGTAAAATGATTAATTGTATCTATCTTCATTTTCTTTAATCTTTTTTTACAATCTTCATTAATCTGCTGTATTTTTTCATCGATTTTATCATTAAGTAATTCTGCTAATATTTCATCACTAAACATACGCTGTGAGTCATATTCTTTAATGGCTTTTATGATATCATCATTTGTAGTATATGCAACAGGTTTTGTTGAAGTTATAGTTTCTGTATTTTCTGGACTCCAATATAAAGTATCACTAATTTTAATTGTACCAAAGTTACTCATTTATTTTACCTCTTTTTCTTTAATTTTTATACATATTTATTATATAATATTTTTTCTTTAAAGTCAATTATAAGGTGATTCTATGGTCAAATAGAAATAAAAATTTTTCTTTACCGCAATCAATAGGACTGTCTTTATATCCTAGCATATCATAGGTATCAAACATAAAACTTATTTTTACAAAACCACTATATTTTCTATGTATTTCAGTAAGTTTTTTTGTCCATTTTTTCCATTCTTCATCCCCGATTTTTTTAAACTGTTTATCAAAAGCTATTACAATTTCTTCAACACCTAAATCTTTAAGTAATTTAAATTGATGAGAAGTAAGATTACTTCCACAACAAGCAACAGATATATCTTTCATACCACCATCTTGTTTTAGTCCAAAATAAGTGTCATATAGTAAACAAAATTTCTCGCCTTCACCAACAATAGCTATTTTTGCTCTTTCAATATTTCTTTTTGAAAAGTTTAAATTATATAAATTAAAACCAAGAGGATGATTGTACATTTTATGATTTATAATTGCTGGTTTATATTTTCCAGTTATTTCATTATCTTTAATAAGAGTTCTTTCTCTTATACCTATCATATTACCTTCTATATCATAATGAGGAATTACTATTCCCCAACTATACGGATCAAATCTTATTTCGTGTTTATCTAATACAAAAGGATCCATACCTTCTTTAAGCCAAGGTTGAATACTTCCAATAGGGAGCCATTGAATCACATCAGGATTAATTTTTTGGAATTCGATTGTTTTTTGCTGACTGTCTTGTTGCTTATTTCTTCGCCATTTATTAAGAATTTGAAAATCTGAATTCTTATTTGTATCTTTCTGAAAATCATTAACAACATCAAGAGAGAAATAATTTATAATATAGATTTGAGCATCATAAAGCGACATTTCTATATTAGATTGAATCTTCATTATTTTGCGGGTAAGGTCAAAAATATCAAAACCACCAGTTTCCGCACAGCCGGTATAGCATTTAAATAAATGTGTATTTTCATAATAATATAATTTATGAGAACCATTACCGTCTGCGGGGTTGTGGCAAATTGTACGCGAAACAAGAGTACCGATTCTTTTAACGGGCTCCCCGCCGTGTTCAGCTAAAAACTGTTCTACTTGTTCTATTGTTAAAGAATTTTTAATTTCATCTTTATCAAACTTAATACTCATTAAAATGCACTCTTCCAATTATTATCTTGAGGTTTAATATTTATTATTAAATCTTCTATTTCAATAGGTTCATATAAATAAGAAGTTAAAAACATAACATTTAATCTACAAATACCTAAATCTGGTTTACACCATAAAAACAAATGATTATACCTTCCGCCCCTGTTTTTATATATTGAGATTTTAAGGGTTGGCATTTCAAACCCATTTTTATCACAAAATAATTTAATACTTTCTCTGTCTTGTTCTGTTACTGGAAGAAGTATCATTCCTGCATCAACCTTATCAGCTATTGCTTTTGCACCTCGAAGTAAGTTTTGGTCAAAAGTTTTAGATTCAACATAATCACCATTTAACTGTGTTGAAGTAAGAATAAATACTTCATTTTTCTTTGCTATATCTTTTAATTTTACGCTCATCATAAAGAGAACATTATCTTCACGTAATCCTTTAACCTGCGCTTTTCCACTTATTTCACTTAATATTTTCATACTTGAATGAATATAATCAAAACATACATATCTAATATTATATTTTCTTATACCTGTTTTGATTACACTTTCTACATCTTGCAAACTAAAGTCTGGAAGTTCTTTTATATATAATGGTGAGTTATCAATAATGTTCATAGCTCGTTTAATTCTTTCTATCTCGCCATCTTCATATTTATTTTCAAGTATATGGTCTTCCGGAACTGCAGCAATAATAGCCCACATCATTGTTTGTATTTCATCTTTGGACTGTTCTGTTGTTATATATATAGTAGGCTCTGCAGAGCCATTTGGTTCCCATTGTTTAGTCTCTGGATTATATAATTCATTACAAGCAAAATTACAAGCATCTGCAACCATATAACGAGTTTTACCAAAGTTGGTTGGTGCAGAACGAAGAAATACACATCCAAATCTTGCTCCTCTAAATATTTTATTAATATACTTCCCAAGCATTGGATAACCAACAGCAGGTGCTTTCAATAGTTGTTCAAATAATTCTTTTTGTCCATCTGCCGCATCAGTTATATCATCAGTAGAATTATTAACATATTTAGACTTAATATTTTCTATTTTATCATTTATTTTGTCTGCAATTTCTTCAATAGTATGATTATCTAACCAATCTTCTTGTGCTTGTTTTTGCTTTATATCTGTTATGTTATTTGGATCATATATGTATTTTACATCAACTCCAGCATTATCATACATTCGAAGCAACGTAAACTTTTTTAATCTTTTATAATAATAATCAAAAGTAGCAACATTAACTACTTCTTTACATTGTTCAAGCCATTCCGCACCATTATAACTTTTATAAACAGCAAGTTTCTTTTCTCTCTGTTCAAGATAATCTTCTATTGCATTTACTGTTATTATTTTTGCGCCAAGTGCGTGAAGATTATAGATTGAACCAAACATAATTCGATGAAATTCTTGCGGAAAGTCATCTTCATTAAATGAATATTGCTCTTCTTCTAATAAATCTGGATTTTGATAAATACTACCTATTACTTGTATAATTGATTTCTGGTCTATGTAGTTACTCTTCATTATCATCCTCCATATCTAAGTTAAATAATTTTGGTGGTTTGGTGCGCGCGATGGGGGGTTCAATCTCCACGAAGCGTTTCTTTGAGGCGTCATAAGTCCCCGTTCCCGCACGTTTAGATGCTATATAAATATTATAATAATAATTTTCTGCTTCTTTATAGCAGAATGGTATAATTCCAACAGAACCTTTAATAAGCCTGGCTTTTGAATTACCTTTTACTTCATAAAAATATATCAAAGTATAATACATTCCATTATAAGTAAAATTATAATCCTTTTTCCAAGCTTCAATAGTTTTCTTAAATCTTACAAAATTGAAATTATTACCTTGTTCTTTTTTAACATAATTATATAGCAAATCAAAATCTTTTTCTTCTTGTGTTTTGTTTGCTTCTTGTTGCTTGCCGCACTCTATATGCGCATATCTATTTGCACGAGGCTTAAACCAGATTATATCTTTACCATCCTCTTGCGCATCAAATTGTTTTCCGCAATATAAACATTTTACAATATGTGCTGCCATTTATTTCCCTTTAATTTTATTTTGAATCAATACAAGATTCTCATTAATTCTTTTTGCACTTTCAATAGGAATACTTATATCTCTAACAAGAATTCCTTGTATTCTTTCAACAGCTTCTCTTATCTCTCGAATATCTTTATCATCAAGAGTATCTTTATTAGTATAAATATTTTTTATCATAATGTTCACCACCCCTTTATTTTTATTTCTATAATAATTATAACAAATTTTTTGCAAAAAATAAAGAGGAGTATTTAAAACTTGTTTAAATACTCCTCTAAGAAGGGGGTGGAATTATGGTTACAAACTCTTTAAGTCATCTATAATCAAGGCTAATTGTTCTACCTGATCACGATTCATTTCATTAACTTTCTTACCCTTACCTAAATAAGTATCTATTACTTGTGTTATTCTAGGCGCATAATAAGTAGCCATTTTTTCCTCGTTCTCACTAAACTTGGTTATTAAATTATTAAACTCACCCATAAGTTCATCAAAGTCTAAATGAGAACTTGTATCTATATAATTATTTTCTCTTTTATCTGTAAATAAATCTTTACCATCTTCTTGTGCCTGCTTATCGATAGCATCTGCAATAGCATTTACAAGATTATCATAAGTAAATTCAATATAATCTGGCGTATATTTAAAGCGGGAGCCCGCCTCAAATCTCGGAGTACCTCTCATAAAAAGTAATGTTTTATCATTACCTTCTGAATCAGTAACTGCTCTACTGTATCCAATAATGTCTGCCATTCGTGCAACAATATTATTACTTCTCTTATCAAGAGTAGGAACTATTTTATTATATTCCTGTCCGGCTTCATCCTTAAATACTTTATCTGTTGCGTGAGATATAAGTACAATACCATATCCCATTTGAACAATACTTCTTAACTTTTCATCAAATTCATTTCCAACAAGCGCATATCCTTTACCATAGCCTATATCTGCTATTGTACTAACACCATTATTAGCACATATATACTTTTCACAATAAGAATAAGCAATATCAGCAGTATCTATAATAATTGTTGAAAACTTTTCTTTTACTTTATCATCTTTAAGTTGGCGCTGAACCTTAATGAATTCTGCCCAGCTATTAATTGGTTGAGCCATAACACCTGCTAAAGCATTGTAACCTTTTTCAAATGCTAACAAAAGAGCATTAGGAAACTTTGAAGCAATTGTTGTTTTTCCCGACTTCGGCTCCCCATAGAAGAAGACCGAGTATCCTCTGAGGTCCCTACTTACTTTATGAGGCTGAAGTCCAAGTAAATCTATATCCATTATAAGTTCCTCCTTATATTAGGTTCTTCAACTGGATTACCAGTTGAATGGACCTGTCTTTACTGATGCATTAGCTGCCTGTGCTGCAGGACTTGCAAAAGGTACATCATTATTTTTTGAAGCATAATACTCTTCACTTCTCTTCTTTTCAGAAGCAAGATAAACCTCTCTATCCTGAAGTGCCTTCTTAAGTTCCTCAGCAGTAATTGTTTCAGAGGAATCAAATTCATAAGGAACTGGATTAGCGTGTGTGATAACATACTCTCTACTTCTATGAGTTACTGTCTCAACTTCTGCCTCACCAAATGCTGACTCAATAGTCTTTTCTGTTGTTGTATATACATTAACAATCTTACCCCAAACCTTTGTATAAACAGGGTTACTCTTACTTGCGCCAAGGTCAAGAAAATACTTCATAGCATCCTTATGCCTTGCTGTAAGTGTAACAGGATAAATTGCTGAATTATTATAATTAAATACGATACCCTCTACTGCAACATATTCATCGCCATCTTCTGGTACCTTTTCTGCTACATTAGAGATAACAATATCAAATGTAAACTTATTTCTACCAGGATCACCCTCTGGTCTAGCCTTATCTGGAGTTACAAATGTAACAAATCCGCCTTCATTTCTAGGAGCGGAAACTACCTGATCCTGTCCCTGTGGATAAAAATCATTTGTCTGATAAGATGGATTAAGTCTAATTGCTGTTGCATTTTCATAACCATCTGTAACAACTGTCTTACCTGACTCAATAATCTTCTTCATAGCAGTATAACTATTATTAGTCTTACCACTTGAATAAGTTGGTGCTACATAAGAATAATGAACCTGGATAATATTATCAAGTTCCTTATTTGTTGCAACATCAATCGTACCAGCGATATAATGAGTACCAGGTACCTTAGAGTTTTCTCCGGTTACCTTTTCTTCTAAGTTAAACTGATAAATCTTACCTTCAATATTCATACTGTTTTCATTTTTTCTCATTATACTTTTCTCCTTAATTTTTACTATAATAATATTATATCATAATTTTTTTATATTGTCAACTTTCTTCAATATCTACGTTTAAATCACAAGTCTTACCTAATTCGGTTATTCTATATGAAGTAGGATTGCCTTCACGCTTTTCAACGTATCCATCAGAAATAAGCTTCTTCATTGTTCCGGAAACCGAACGACCAGATACATTTATTCTTTCACCGAGTGACTTTGCGGTAGTCCAATCATCTACTTCACGCATAGCTATTAAAACAGCAATACCCTTTTCAGTAAACTTCTTCGCATTTCCACTCTTTGCTTTCTTATAATCATCAAAGAAATCTAATGCTTCTGCTGGTACTGATAAAGGATATGCTTCAAATAATGCTTCTACTGTTTCAATAAAAATATTTTTTCTTTCATCTGTCATAATTATTTTACCTCTTAAACTTTATTTTCTATAATAATTATAACAAATTTTTTATAAAATTGCAATTAATTGTAAAAAATCAATTCATCTGCAAAAGGTAAAGTATGAACCCAATCTATAAAATAACTCCATTCTACAAGCTTATGTCCTGCACGTTGGCGCACAATAGAATAAAGATTTTCATAATTCATTGTAACTGTACGAGTTTGAAGATAACTTTCCGGAAGGATACGAATAAGTTCTTTCCAATATTTTTTATCTTTTGATTCTATGTATCTCTTACGGAGAGTTTCACATATTTCAATTATAGATGCCCAAACTTCATCTGTGTAATCATCAGGGTTATAAGGCTCTCTATCAAATACTCTTACTCGTTCATAATCATCCATTTCAAAATCTGCTATTGTAATTGGCTTTGAAGCAAGTTTATGCATCTTACTAGTGCTATTTGCGGTTGTACCAATTTTGTAAGTATCAAATTCGCTCCACCAGTACATAGGTGCAGTAATATCTACACTAACCATAATTTGACGCATAAATTTACGATGTTCCGGTCCACCTTTAATCAAACGTTGCATAAGATTAATATCGTTTGGACCAATTCCAAACTGACTTTCATCATAACTTACTTTTTCTTCACCATCGTGAAGTTCATATTCTTTTACAGCATAACCACTATCACCTTTAGCCCAACTATTCATAGGATTTCTCATACCACGCACTGCATGTTTAAATCCCCATACATCAGTATTTAAAAATTTCATATTATATAAACTCCTCTAATACTTCATCACAAAAGCCATATTCAATAGCTTCGTCTGCGAAAAACCACCAATCATCATTTTTCTTTTCTTTATAAAGTTCTTCTGTTACTTTAGTACGTGTTAATAAAATGCCTTTTAGTCTTTGTAACAGTCTATCATACCAATCACTATAATTTCTAAATTTACCAGCGTCTAATTGCGTAAGAGACGTACCACCCTCATGCCAGCAAAAAGTTGCGTTTGAATAACAATAGCGTTTATGACCTGAAATAAAAATGTCTAAACCTGCGCTTGCTGCAATACCAATATTAACAGTATAAATAGGAGTTTTAGATAAATTAATTGCATCAATAATTTCAAGACATGGAATGGTATTTCCGCCCTCAGAATTAATAAATAGTTTTATAGGTTTTCTATCCTCAATAGGAACTTCTTTATCAAGAATATTATAATTCTAATTACATGCTCAATAGCATCACCCACTTCAGGAGTGACGTCACCAATAAATAAACTTCTATCTACTGTATCATAAAATTCGCTCACATAATCTAAACTTTTTAATTCATTGGTATTATTAAGATATTGCTTGATTAATTGTTCTAATGTAACATCATTAATGTCTTTATCATCCATAAATTTAATATCACTCATCTATTGCCTCCAGTACTATTATATCCAAAAGTATTTGATTGATATAATTCTATAAAATATTTTTCTTTTTCATTTAATTCAGATGCAGAACACTCTGTTAATAATTCAAAAGTAAAGTTCTCTAATCCATATTCTTGAATCGCTTTATATAATTTATTTCCCGGCGGTGTATCTATTCCAAGTCCACACTTACAATGTTCACACCATCTTTTATATACATCAACAGCCTGTCCTATATAACAATCATCCGTAATAGTATTTGTTATTTTATAAATGCCCATTTTAGTTTTATCTTGTAAAATAATTGGAAATTGTTTTTTAGCAAGAGGCTGCCAATAGGTTTGCCATATTAACATACTTAATATACGAGGCTTATTTAATTCTCGTTTTACTATTTCAAGGCGGCGGGCGTCGGTTAAGTCCGCCTGAGACGGTAGTAATCTGTAATTATCTTTATTATCTTTTACTTCTTGCTCTTTTAACAAGGCTTTGTGAGCTGCCGCACGCGTCTCTTTAAGAACATTTAATTCATCTTGAACGGTTGTTAAATCTTTCTTTAAACGTGCTACCCGCGCGTCATAGTCATCTTCTACTGAAGCATAACTTTCTTCTAATATTTGCATATAGTTAGAAAAAGCATCGGATGCTATCTGTTCATTATGCTTTTTTAAATTATCAAGAATTTCATTCTGTTTACCAATATCTTTAAAAAGTTGTTGTTCTGCTTCAGTTAAAGTTTTATTCATTTCTCGTAAAGAGTAAATATCTTGAGATAATTTCGTTTTCTCTTGAATTAAAACTTCATTATGTTTTTCTAATTGTTGATTATATTCTTCAATATGTTTATTAGTTTCTTTTCTTTTGAAAGCATAATAACCTAGAAAAATACAAGCCACAATTAATAAACATAGAATCAAATAATATATCAATCCTTTTATCTCCTTATAAAAAAATGAGGGTTAGATTAATCTAACCCAACCCTCATCCATCCTAGCTTTTTAATTACTCAGCGTTCTTAGCCTCAAGCTTAGCCTTAGCTGCTGCAAGTTCCTCAGCTTCGATAGACTCGATTGTTGACTCGCGTCCCTTCTCTGTAAGCTGGATAAACTTAACTGCCTTATGAGTAACATTACCATTCTCATCAGTTTCCTCAATCTCACCAGGTACTCTTACTGCATAATCCTTACCCTTGCGGCAAAGTGCTGCTGTAACGATACCATTAACTGACTTAATTGGAAGTCCTGTTGCTTCTGCAATATCAGATGCAATAACATTCTGTCCATCGTGTTCCTTCAGATAATTAAATACTGTCTTTGTGTTGTCTTTCATTAACTTTTTTCTCCTTAAATTAAAATTATTTTTATTATAATATAAAGTATGTATTTTGAACACCTTTATTTTATATCTATATTATACAAAAAATTTTCATACTTTTCAACTACTTGCTGTCACCTATACAGCTTTCCAAGTATGCAGTAAGTAACATTAACTGGTCGAAATCCAAAGTCTTTATTTCTTCAGCGATGAGTCGTTCTAATTTTTCATCATCTTTACCCTCATATTGATTATGCCATTTAATAATCTTTTCTGCGGTTGGCCCTAGTTCTTTACCAAGTTTCTTTTTAAATTGACGTCGTTCTGCTCTATTCATATAAACACTCTACCTCTTCTTCTGTTAAATATGTTGCCCAAGCAATAATTGTTCCATTATAAAAGATTTTTTGACTTCCTTCTATGCACTCTCCGAGAGTAATAGTCCCTCTATATGGATTATAAGTAAAAGTTCCTATGATTTCATATAACATATTGTTATAATCACATAAAAAATGAATTCTTTTATTAACCGGACAATTTAATATATCTTTTCGCCATACTTTAATCATTTTAATATCTCCAAAAAATCTTCTTCAGTTATAATAGGAATACCTAATTCTTTTGCTTTTTTGTTTTTACTAGAAGTAGAATTAACGTCATTGTTAATAAGATAATTAGTTTTAGAAGAAACTGAACTTGCAACTTTTCCACCGGCTGCTTCTATCATATCAACAAGTTCTTGTCTATTCTTAAAATTTCGGAGCTTTCCAGTTATTACAAAAATGCAGCTATCTAATTTAACAGTTTTGTCCTGATGCTCCATAGGTTTAAACGTTATATATTCTACAAGTTCATCTGCCTGACTATAATCAAAATCGTGAAGTGCGGCGTGCATTTCTATTCCAAAACCATACCATTGTGTAAAATCAAAATTATTATTTATTAAATCTTTAAATTCACTCCAAGTTTCTACGTGTTCACATATTTGTTTTGATACACGGGAACCAATAAGTGGGATACCTAATCCTGATATAAATGCGTGCAAAGGTGCTTCTGCAAGTCTATCATCAATAGCTTTGAGTATTTTGTCCACAGACGCTTGACCAAAACCAGGTTTGTTTATCCATTCTGCGCGATGTTCTTTTAACTTAGGAATATCTGTTATATTATTAACCCATTCCCAATCTATAAGTTTTTCAAGAGTTTTTTCTGAAAGTCCTTTAATATCAAGACCTTTCTTTCCGCAGAAATGGTCAAGTACATTTATAAGTTTACCTTCACATTGTGGGTTCGTACATACAAGATTTTCAATTCCATCTGCAGAAGTCTGTATTGCGGTTGCTGCTTGACATATTGGACAAAACTCTGGATTATCATTTGCGGACGCTCCATTATGTTTTACGACTTCATCCCATGTAAATTTAGGACCAGCTTCCGCAATCTGAGGTATAATCATATTCGCTTTAAATACTTTTAAAGGTTCTCCTATATATGCGCAATCTCCAAGTGTTTCACGCATAACGCTTACATTATGTAAACTAGCTCTTTCTATTGTTGAACCATCAATATCAATAGGTTCAAATATAGCTACAGGAGTTAGTACACCGGTTCTACCCATACTCCACTCAATCCATTTTAACTTAGTATCGTATGTTTCATCATAAAACTTATATGCAAGCCCGCCCTTAAAATGATGTTCAGTACGTCCTGCTAATTCATAATCATTTACCCAATTATATTTTATAACAAGTCCATCAATCGGGTATGAATATATTTCTGCTTTATGTTTAACCATATCCATTAATGGCTCTATTATATCATGGTTTAATTCATCGTTACAAATATATGGAACAACAGTAAATCCCATACAACCTAAATAATCAAGTTTATTACATAATAAGCTAATATCTGAATCTATAATATCCCATGCTACAAAAGTAAGTTTTCTATTTACACATTCTTTTGAATCAAGTAGTCTGATACTGCCTGCTGCATAATTACGAGGATTCTTATATTCTCCTCCAACCTCTTCAAAATCTTTATAAGTACAAATTATTTCTCCATCAACAGTAAGAGATTCCTTATATCTTATTTTTTTAGGTATAGAAGGAATAACCATGGCATTATGGGTTATATCTTCTCCAACTTCACCATTTCCTCTTGTTTCTGCGGAAACCAGCTTCCCGCCCTCATAATGTAAAGAACAAGTTAAACCATCCATTTTAGCCATTACAATATAATCTTTATCACCAATAAAAGATTTAACTTCTTCTATATCTTTTGTCTTATTAAGTGATAACATCGGATGATTATGCTTAATCTTTTTAAGTTCACTTACTGTTTCAAAATGAATAGTTTGAGTAGGCGACTCTGTAATAATTAACTCAGGATGTTCTCTTTCATACTCAACAACTTCAAAATATAAATCGTCCCACTCTTTATCTGAAATTATAGGATGACCCTCATCATATGTTTTTGTCCATTCATTAAGACATTTTACATATTCAATATAATCTTTTGCACTAATCATATTTATCACCCATTTTCTTCTTTAATTCTTGAACCGCTGTAAAACAACAAGTTGCTGAATCTGTATTAAATGATTTTAACCATTCTTTAATAAATTTTTTAACTATTCTTTGTTTCTGTCTTTCCCACGATAAATTAGTAGGTCTTTTAACTGGCATTTTATCTTTCTCCTTTATATTCCATTTCAATTATTTTAAAATTTTTAATATAATCAAGACCAAAAAAGTCAAGGTTAATATTATTTTCATTAAACATTTCATCTAATACTTTCTTAACACAATAAGAACATGAAGGGGACGTTTCATCTCTACAAGCAGGTTCGCATGCAAGCGGATCATCTATATTACGAATAAATTCATATAAAATATATTTTAAAACTTCTTTTTGTTCATCCTGTTCTTTTTTACTTTCTTCATAATTATCAAATACTAATTTCATATTTATTACCTCATTTATTTATCTATAATAATTATATCAAAAATTTTAATAAAATGCAAAAAGAGGAGCTAATGCTCCTCTTCTGCGTAATGTATTTCAATTTTATCCCACTTTTTTATATCTATATTTTTAATAAAACTTCCATAATTATCTGAACATGATTCAGTTTCAAATTCTACTTCTGCAGAAGGAATATAAGCTTTAACAAGCTTATCATTTCCTTCATAATCTCTCACATAAAATTCAAAACCCATTTTACATTCTCGGAATATTTTCATAATTTAATTACTCTTTCAATTTTACTTCCATTTACTACTTGAACACCTGCGGCGGTGCGTCCCATAACGCTTATACCTTTGGCTTCTATGCAGATGGAGTTTGGTCTTCCGATGATGAGAAGGTTATCACTGTCGTCGATAAGGGCAGCTCCAGCCACCGAGCCGTCTGAAACAATGACTCCGACTCCACCTCTATTTTGGGCTGGAATTTCTGAGGTTCTAATGCGTTTTCCCAATCCAGATGTGGTAAAGATACCAAGATCATTATTATGTCGTTTAGAGATAGGTAATCCAACAAGAACTTCATCTCCTTCTTTAAGCTTAATTGCTTTAACTCCTGCGGCAATTCTACCAATAAAAGCAATATCTTTAGTTACAAATTTAATTCCCATACCATTCTTAGTTATTACTATTACATCTTCATCATTAAGTAAAGTTACATTAGCAAGAGAATCACCATCTTTAAACTTAATTGCTTGAATACCAGTTGTTTTCTTTGTATTCTTAAACTCTTCAAGTTTGGTCTTTTTAATTAAACCTTTATTTGTAAAGAATACAACATACTTTGCATCTGTTTCTCTAAATTGAGAGGTTACATACATTATTTTTTCGTTTCCATTAAGTTTAACCAATGTTGAAAGATTAATTCCACGAGTTGCATTAGTTCCTTCTGGGACATTGTCGACAAGAAGTCTGAACATCCTTCCTTCTGATGTGAAGATGAGGAGCGTATCAATCGTGTTAGTAGATATAGTTGATAATATCGCATCGTCTTGTGTTTTAATTCCCTTTCCATTTCTTTTTTGAACTTTAAACGAAGTTTTAGGAATACGTTTAATGTCACCAGATTGAGTTACTATTATAATTACATCTTCAGGTTCCACTAATGCAATTTCTTTCTCTTCTTTTGGTTCTTCAATTTGCGCGAGCTCTGTCCTACGCGCATCACCATACTTCTTTACTATTTCGTCTAAACGACGTTTTAATTCTTCAATCTGCTTATTTTCTAATCTTACTATCTCATCAAGATTTTGTATCTTTTTATGTAAATCCTCTTTTTCGTTTTCAAGTTTTACACCTTCCAATTTAGCAAGAGAAGAAAGTTTCATATTAAGTATAGCAGTTACTTGTAAATCTGTGAATTCATATTTATCAATTAATGCTTGTTTTGCGGCTGCCGCACTTTCTGACTTTTTAATTATTGCTATAACATTGTCTATATCAGCTAAAGCTATAAGTAAACCATCTACTACTTCAAGTCTTGCAAGTGCTTTATCTCTATCAAAGGCTGCTTCCCGCACAATACACTCAATATTATGGTCTACATAAATCTTAATACAATCTTTAAGATTTAATTCAGTTGGTGTCTTACCTACAAGACCAACCATATTATAAGAGAATGAACTTTGAAGATTTGTATGAACATATAGCTTATTTGCTATTGTATCTGGATTACAACCACGCTTACATTCAATTACAATTCTAATACCTTTTTTATTTGTTTCATCTCTAACATCTTCTATTCCATCAATTTTTCCTTCTTCACAAACTTTACCTATTTCTTCAACAATTCCCTCTACTGTTTGTCCATAAGGAATTTCATAGAATACAAGATTATTTTTTTCTATTTTATATACTCCTCTAACTTTTACCGAGCCGTGTCCGGTTCTCATTATATTAGGAATATCATTTTTATTTATTACAATACCACCCGTTGGGAAATCTGGTCCAGGTAACATTGGTTCTTCTCCATTAAGGTATTGAAGAATGGCCTCTGCAACTTCATTTAAATTATGTGGCGCCCACTTACAAGCCATAGCAACACCAATACCTTCATTTGGATTACAAAGAAGATTTGGAAAAATTGCTGGAAGTGTTACAGGTTCTTCTGATGTTTCATCATAATTAGGAATAAAATCAACCGCATTTTTCTTTAATCCATTAAGTAATCCGTCTTCTGATATTTTAGCGAGGCGGGCTTCTGTATAGCGCATATGTGCAGGTCCATCGCCTATAACATTACCATTGTTACCATGAAAGTCAATTAGTGGATAACGCATTACCCAGTCTTGAGATAATCTTACAAGAGCGCCATATATAGAACTATCACCATGCGGATGAAGGCTACCCATGACATCACCAACAATACGTGCACACTTAACGTGTGCCTTTGCTGATGTTCTACCTGTGTCAAATGCTCCATAGAGAATCCTTCGTGCAACTGGCTTAAGACCTGATTTAGCATCAGGAATTGATCTATCTGTATTAACAGCAACCGCATATTCTATAAAATTAGTACCTAATTCTTTTGTTACATCATTCTGCATTATAAGTTGCCTCCTCACTATGAGCTTTAATGTATTCTTTTCTTCCGATTACACCAGTTCCCATAAGTTTATCAAAAAGCGCATCCGCAGCTTTTATATCACTTACAGAAATCTGCTTTATAATACGTTCATTAGGGTCGGTCAATGTCTTTTCAGTTTCCTCTACATCCATTTCACCTACGTGTTATTCCAATGTCACCATTGGCACTGACTATTTCTTCCCTCAGGCTAACGTATTGACTGCCTTCATAGGGGCTACCTTTTTGAACTACGTATCAATAGTAGTTCTACTCTCCGACAAAGGAGATAGTCGATACAGGTTACACTTCAACATTTTTCCAATTTTGATAAGTCCATATATTTGTAAAAGAACCTTTAGTTAATTTATCTTTATAATCTTCATATACTATACTTAATTGTTCACCATTTTTTCTTCTTAATCTTATATTTTTTACATCTTCTTCAGTAATTTTTGCTCTTCCATTAGATGAACCATTATTTCCAGTATTATGTAAATGAAATTCTTTATTTTCTTTAGTATATACCTCTGGCATTACATCTTTCCAAGACTCGCCTTTCCAGATTTTTCCAAAACCAGATTCACCGATTCTTTGATTATAAAGTAAATAAACTTCTTTTCTTCTTTCATGATTTGCATATCTTGTTCTAATATCAATAACATCTTCTTTGGTTAATTTGTGACCTGGATGGTTATCACCATAATTTGTTTCACCACCACTTGTCATATTATAACCATCTTTATATGAATTATAATAATCAATCCAATACTGTTCTTTAATATTTAATTGACTTTCATTACACTCTTCTATTACTTCAAATGTAAAATTTTCTAATCCATATTTTTGAAAAGCTTGATATAATATTTTTGATTTTTCTCTATTCCAATTATATAGCTTTTTATGTTCTTTAAATCGATGTTCTATATTTGTGCTTTGACCAATATAGCATTTATTATTGATATTATTTGTAATTTTATATATTCCTATCATTTTATTATCTCCTTTTATTTATTGGAGATAATCTGTTGAAATGTCTTCCCACGAGATTATCTTCTATTATATATAAAATTTAAACATTTCGGATTATCCTAAAATGTCCAATTTTTAATAAAAGACTGCCTCGTTAGCCGCTTAGTTGAAGCGACCCCGCTGATTAGCGGAAAAGTAGCTAGGGACCAGACTACCTCTTATCCCTTCATACGTCCAACCTGATACTTTTTCCCTTGATGTGTCTTTCTATACTTTTCAAGTTCTTCATCATTTTTAAGATAAATATATTTATCTTTACCTTCTGTTATCTTATAAAGCGGCGGTACCCCTGCATAAACGTATCCATCCTCAATAAGTTGTGGACAGAAGTTCCATATAAACGTATAGAACAAGTTTTTAATGTGTGCGCCATCAACATCTGCATCTGACATAATGATAATCTTACCATATCGAAGGTCGTCTTCATCATAAGTAAGTTTCATTGTCTTTGGATCAACTTTTAAACCAAATGCTTCAATCATTGTCATAATTTCTGCATTTTTTCTAATCTTTTCTAATGTTGCTTTTTGTGTATTAAGAATCTTACCACGAACAGGCATTACTGCTTGAAACTCATTATTTCTAGCAAGTTTAAGATTACCTGATGCGGAATCACCCTCTGTTATATATATTTCACACTTTTTTCTATCTTTACTATTACAATCTGCTAATTTACTATCAAACTTTAATGCTTTCTCTTTCTTTTTATTAACGCCACGAGCGGCTTCTCTAGCTTTTTTAGCGGCCTCCCGCGCCTTCTTAGCATTTATAGCTTTATCTGCTATTGCTTTTATTTCTTTTTCGTTTGTTTCTAACCAAATTCTCAAGTTTTCTGCAAGAGCCTGAGTAAATATTGCAGTTTCGATCTTTGTTACACGTGACTTCACCTGCGCATCATATCCAACATTTGGAGCTGTCATATTAAATACAATATACATTCCTTCTTGAATATCATCACCTGTTAAGTTTTCATCTTTATCTTTTAACCACTTTTTATCTCTAAAGAACTTATTAAACTCTCTTGTGACAAGAGTTTTAAGCTGTGTTATATGTGGACCAGATTCCGTTAAACCTGTATTTACATAAGGAATAATAGTAGATGAATAATTAGAAGTATAGGTTAATACCATATCCATCTTATATTTATCTTGCGCGAACTGCATATTAAATCTATTTGCAAGAATTTCTTTTCCATTTACAGCTTTATCTACAAGGTCATTAATTCCATGTTCTGAAACAAATAAAGCAGATTCTTCTCCTCCTAGATTTAACAGTATTTCTAATCCAGGACATAAACATACAATAGTATTAAATAAATCTTTTATTTTATTTATTTCAACTTCTGTATGAGTAAAGAATTCTTCACTTGGTTGCCATGAAACAATAGTCCCATTCTCTTTTGTCCATGGACCGGTGGACCTATTTGCAAACACACCTTCTTCAAATACTATTTTTTCATATTTTTTATCTCTGTGTGTTTCAACCACAAGCCAATGAGATAAGAAAGTTGTAATTTTTGAACCAATACCAAAAGAACCTAATGATGTTCCTTCATAAGTACCATCTTCTCTATATTTACCTGAAGTATTAAGTATGCTAAAAGCTGCTTCAAGAATAGTTTTCCCATCTTCTCTTATTTCATTAACAAGAAAACCTTGTCCATAATCTTTAACAGTTACTATATCTTTATTAATACTTACTTCAATGCGGTTACCATGCCCAAGACGGAATTCATCGACTGCGTTAGATACTATTTCAACCAAGAGTTGTGTTGAATATGTACAGTCACCTGCATACACTTGCGGGCGAAGTCTAGTGAATTCGAGGGGCGAAAGAGATTCTATTGAATCTTTAGTATATAATTTTTTATCTAATCCCACTGTTCAACCTCCCTCTTTAAGTCATCTAATTGTTTTAATACATCTTCTTTATTACAATATTTTAATTCTAATAAATCTTTTGGAAGTAATATAAACTTTATATCACTACGTTCAAAGTACTTTGCCAATGGCTCTATGAAACCTTGAAGTCTTTCTCTGTCTGAAGTGTCATAATATAAAACTGCTATATTTTCTTTATCCATTTAAAATCTCCTTCGATTTTTTATATCTATTATAATTATATCAAATTTTTTCTTTAAAATCAAGATTTAAGCACTCTAGTTCTTTAGAGTGCTTCTTTTTTCTTCTGAAATAATTGTATAAAAAATTTTTTCAAAAGTCAAGTGACAAAAAAATAGGAGAGATTTGCATATAACAAATCTCTCCATTTTTATTAAAGTTTAGTTGTATAACTTAACATAATCCAACCTATACCGGATTTGAGTTTTCCCCATCCGCCTTGCTCTTCTACGATAGTATAAACTTCATTCCTCTTTACTGTTGTTACAATAGCGCCATTAGGGGTTTTTCTAACATTTAAAGAAGATGCTTTGATTTTTACTTTATAATTCTGCGCGGTTGGTGTCTTAGGTTCCTTTACCGTTGTCTCAGGAACCTCAGGCGTGGTCTCTGCAATCGGAGCAGCAGGAGCAACTTCTACATTTGGATCAAGGGCTGCGCCTACGTCACGTCTTACCGCCTTCATATCTTTATCAATTAACTTAGGAAACCAATGATTAATATCAGCGTGGTTTGTACCAAAACCAAGTTTGCTTGCGTCATTATGGCAAGTAATAGTAGGTATTTTAGTACCTTTAACATTTACATAACCATCTGGATCAATTTTAAATTCTTTACAAAGATAAGCGGTAAGAGCGACCGCCTCATCATATACCTTTTGAGCATATTCTTTATCTTTTAATCCATCTTCACAGATTTCAAATTGAATCCATCCATATTTAACTTTATCAACTTCATACTTATTACAGCTACCTTTTGAACCAGTGCCGCATCCCCAAGGCGCATAATCCCAAGGTAATGTCTGAACTGTTCCTATTGTGCCATCCGCAAATTTACCAATAAAAGCATTAACTTCTGCACTAACTTGACTATGATTCCAATCATTTTTATTTAAGTTCTTTCCAAGTTTAGCAATATCCTTTAAATAATTTGTATCACTTTCCATTGGTTGTACATATCTTTTAAGCGCAGTATTATTTGAACCTGTGCTATGCCAAAGAATACCAACAGGAATAAACTTTTCTGTATTTTTATAACATCTACTGTTTGTTTGTATACAAACATATGGCTCGTAACCCATTATTTTTCATCCTCCTCTTGTATTTTATCAGGTTTAATTAACTCTTGTATTTTTTGATTTTCTTTAATCATTTTTTCTAATTCTTCAAGAGCCTCATCTACTAATTTTGAAAAATCTTCAAAACTTAAGAATATAGCAACAGCAGGAAATTTTTTAATAAATTGGTCATATACATATCTTAATTTAAGTTGACCGGTTCCGGAACCAAGTTCTGCTTCAGCCTTAGCAACAGCATAAATAAGCCATTGTTTAACTTGTTCAAGTTGTTCATTTCCAGGTTTCTTAAACCAAATATAAGCCTTAATAGAAACTACTGATACTATTGCAATAGCAGCAATAATTAAAAACCAATATTCTTGAATAAAATTAGCAACTGACATTATAATCTCTCCTTTTCTATAATTTTTCTGCAATTTCTGCTATCTTGGAGCGGTGACATATAGGTAATGTTACTTCTCCGTAAAAAGATTGTCCTTTAAAGATTTGCGACACTCTACGCATACCATTATTAGTACCAGAATAGATACCTAAATCTACTTGAGTTTCACTATCTCCATCAAGGATACATATACTATCTTCGCCTATTCTTTGTAAGGCAAGTTTAATTAAATCTATATTTAGATTTTGTGCTTCTGTAATATACACACCGGCGCGCATACCAGTTGTATCATAACCTCTTATATCAGACATTGGTAATAGAATTAAATCACCTTCTGCAATCAGGCGTTCAACTGCAATTCTATCTCCTAATTTAGACACTAAAAAATTACCTATTTGACTATCTAATAATTTTTCAGTGCGGGAACCAGGGTAGTAGCCAAGTTTAGCGGAACCCGCAGTTGCCACAGTATTACAAAAAATTACTATTTTATCAATATATCCTGCTTCAAGTCTATCAAAGAGGTACCCAAGTCCTAAGTAACTTTTACCGGTTCCCGCAGCACCTCTAAGCATAGTTAATTGATTATTTTTTAAACTATCAACTGCGAGTCTTTGATATAGGTCTATAGGTTTAATTTCACCAAGCATTTTAGACTTAAAAGTATTAAATTGTATTTGTTCTAATTTACCTTCCCGCAATACATAAGCATCTATGTCTTTTGTATCTTGTCTAATAATTAAATATTGATTTGGTAATAAATCAAAAGTATCATTAGAATAAACCCTATCATAGATTTCACTAAGTTCATTATCTGATAGACAAGTAATTATTTTATATCCAGTATAATTACTATCCTCTTTTGTCATTAGACTATTAGTAGATAATCCTAAACATTTTGCTATATTATTACAATTAATATCATCTGTAATAAAACAAGTGTCTGGATGTTCATTTGCGTAAATATAAGCGGAAATTATAATACGTGAATCATTATTTTCTATTAAAATAGGATTTGGTTCTATATAAGTCAAATCCCAAGACTTTTCATAATTCACTATTGTATATTTACCATAATAAAAGTTTAAAAGTTGAATTACTTTTTTTGCTTTGAATTTAACATCGTCATCTTTAAACTTAGAAGTTTTAATATCTTCTAATTCTCCTAATGTAATATTGCTAATCACAAAAGGAGATGCATTAATATTTTTAAAGATAACATTATAGTTATTCAATAAACTACAAGTATCGTAAAAAAACACCAACTCACCTCATTTTTGTTTATATTATATTGTATGTAAAAAAACTACTCGTCTTCTTTATCTATTTTGTCCTGATTGCTAATTTGCTCAAAACCTTGTCTAATTACTTCTTGTATTCTCTTACGATCTTCTTTAGATAAATTACGGCTACGAAGATAAATATTTCTAGCTTCTATATTTGCACTAACTTCACCTTTGTATAAAGCCTTTTCAAGTTTTAAATCTTCGATTTCTTTTTCAATAGCATTATGTAAGCGCCATACATATTCTTTTCCAGGCTTATCATCTGGCATTGCGGCAAGCAGTCTTTTCAGTCCTTTAAGTTCTAACTTCTTATTAGCAATTTCTTTATTACAGAAATTAATCCAAGCACGTGCTTCCGCAATATTAGTACCAATGATATAAGATGATGAATATTTATCGTCTGGATGCTTATAAGAAGTTCCATAGAATGTACCTCTACTTGTCTTTAATGTGGCTATTGTTAAGCCTTGTGCTTCATTGTAGTCAAAACTGATTTTGTGTTTCATAATTACTCCTTTAAAATTGAAATGTATTTTTTTTATTTAAAAAAGATTGTATATCTTCAATAATGTCATCAAGTAAAACAGGATAACAATTATGAGCATCTAACTCTACGTGATAAATAAGTCCTTTATTCATATCAACAAACTTATCTTTAGTGTGATAGTGACCACATAGATTTATTACTCTTCTTTTAAGTGGTTTACTATTATCTCTATTTGAAGTTAGTGTTGGATAATGAGAAAGATAAAAATGATAACCACTATATTTTAACATATTAGTTTTTAACATATTAGCATATCCAAGACAGTCAAAATTCTCTAGCCACATTAATTCTTGGCGAGCTACTGTGTCGTGATTGCCCCAGATTATATACTTTTTACCAGGAAGTCGTCTCATATAAGACATACCTTCTTTATCATTGTTAAGAAAGCAATCTCCTAGGATATATAGATTATCAGTCCAATCCATAACTTCATTAAAGTTTTTAATTATTTGTTCATTCATTTCGTGTACAGAAGAAAATCCTCGTGGTTCATATATAAAATCTTTATCATGACAAAAATGAAAATCACTTGTAAAATATATTTTATTCATAATAATTTTCCCCTTTTATTTGTTTCTGAAATTCTTTTTGTACTTCTGTAAAAAATTGATTATATATTTTATCTGATAATATTAAATATGTATTTTCAATGCTATGTTTTCCCTCATGGCAATAAATATTTTCAAATCTATCAAAATCTAATTTTATTCTTATTTGTAATTCATTAAACTTGAATCCAAACATAAAAGGATCTGCCATAATATGATTAAAGTCTATAGTTTGAACATATTTAACATTTTTATATGTTTTAATAAACCATTCAGGAAATTGATTATAAGCTTCTATTAATTCTCTCATAATTTATCTCCTTACCACTCTATTATCCAATACTCACAATAATTATTAGCATTTCCATAACAAGTAAGAGTATAACCTTCTTTTTCTAATTTTTTTATATGTTGAGGAAGAATAGTTTTAACTTTTACACTATATAAACCTTTCTTTGCCGCAGGTAAAATATATTCATTTATAAACATATCATACCATCTATCTGGTTTATTTTCATTTTCTTCTGTTATCTTTCTTATTTCATCAATAGTCATAATTCAATCATACTCCCGTGTTTTCCAGTTTGTTTATATTTCATATATAACCTTTTAATTTCTTGACTTTTATCGTTTAATATTATTAAATAATCTACTTCATAACATATACCATTCATTAATTTATCAAAAGAGGAATACTCTTTACGTTTGCAAGGTATCCCTCGTAAAGCAGAATATTGTTGCGCGAGCGGCGGCTGCGTGCATTCATTACCCTTGATTCCCGCAGAAAACATAGTAAATAAATATACACCACTTTCTTTTATTAAAAACTCAAGGCATTGGTCAATTTTCTTAAAATGTTCTGGGTTTGCCGCATCCCCGCCCACTATACCTACATACATAATACTACCTCACAGTTACAACCTGATCAAATTCTTCAATGAAATGATTAGGCATTTTAAACTTATGTTGCATCCTGTACATAGCTTCGTCTGGAACTCTAGTTATTCCTTCTCTTGCAGCATTACGCTTCATACACTCTTCAAACGGAGTTCCCATTATTAGTATAATTTTCTTATAATGCTGTGCAGTTAAATTACTAGTTAACTTATTTCTGCTTGCCGCATTGATATGAGTAGCATCCGCAATTACAGTTTTACCATTTAACAAGTGCATATCTACTCTATTGCAGAACTCTTTAAATACTTCAGTCTCGTGGTCATAATAATGCTCCTGATCACTGACATACTGATATCTAACTTCATCTCTTGAAACATACTCCCAATCCGGATGAAGTTCAAGTAACTTTCTAGCATAGGTAGACTTACCTGAACCAGGGATTCCGCACATTATAATCAAAGTACTCATACTAATACACCTCCTCCATTGTTCAAATGGGTTCTAAACTCACTCCAAGATAATTTTCTAGTTCCATCTTCATTAAAATTATTATATTCATATTCAAGTAAAAAATCATCTAATGTATAGTTAGAACTAAATCCTCTAATTTCAACCATATTAGTTGTTTTCTGACAATGAATACAATACATCTTTTTTAAGTGACCACCTTCCCGCTCTTTACCTTTTCTTCGTGGGATAGGAATGTTCTTTTGTCCACACTGTGTACAATACATATCACTTGTTGTTATATTTGTCAAAATCTACCACCTACCTTCTTTATTTTTTATTATTATTTTCTATATATATTATAACAAATTTTTTCAAAAAAAGCAAAAAAGTCACGATTATTGTTAATAATCGTGACAATTAGCTGTTATCCATGATATTTCATTAAAAATTCTGGGCTAACGCATTTAAAGCTTCGTACGCCGTCACTAGAACGGAAAACAATACCTTCTTTTATCTCACCATCTAAATCTGATTTTCTACTATTTACATAATCTCTTAATTCTTCAAGGGTATCTGGCAACACATAATATTCAGTAATAATTGGTACACAAGGGACACCATAACTACTTAATACCTTAGTCATTTCACATGGATTTAATCTACGACGAGTACCATTTTTAAAACCATATATTAAATTAAAAGCCATTAGTTTATGCTCTTTATTAGTTAATCCATAAGTTCTTTTTTGAACACCATCGCCATATGTTTCTCCTTGAAGGGTGATATAATCTAATTCTGGCATTGTGTCCATCAGCATATTTAAAACATCTTTAATATGATATTTTTCACTCATTTCAAGGTAGATATTTGAATCATAAAAGCATTTTTCTGCTTTTTCAGGAGTATCAAAACATACATTTCTTGAGCATACAAAGTAATCTCTTTTACCGAATCTACCTTTCTTTAAGGTGAACGTAGAGCTTGAGCCATCAATTTTCTCTGTAGCAATCCAAGGCACTTTTTCTTCAAATAGATACGAAAGATTTTCTATTCTTTCCTCATCTGTTTTTACCACCCAGGCAGGCCATCCGCCTTTTTTATCTTTCGCCTTTCCGAAGAAAAGGAACATTACTTTTTTACCCCACTCGCGTTTCATCATCCATCTAGCCCAGTTCTTCTTAAACAGTTCTGGATGGCGCTGAGCCATTTTCTTATACTTATCTACGGAAGGCGCTTTACGTTTATTATCTGAATCAAGAGCATAAGTTATACCAAGCTGTTTAGTTAAGAACATAGATTCGTCACCTGGTATATGTTGATTACCTTCTTTATCAACCACATAATCAAATCCACCAGCAAATTGAGCTGAATCAACAGTCCAACCAAAATCAGATGGGTGCATAAGAAGTCCCTGTGAATAGAACTGCTTAAATTTCTGTGTTTTTACTTTATAATGATACTTCTCAAGAAATTCAAAAGGCGCGGTTTCCGGCACTTTAGAGTCTATCTCTATGTAAATACCAAGATCACCAGGCTTGAAGAGGTTTTTACGAACCATCGTTCTCCATCCACCTACGACCGCCGCTTCTACCCTATCTTTTCCTTCAATAGGTTCTATAGCATCTACTTTGCTTACATAAGCGAGTTCTCTTTCCTTTTTTGAATTAAGCATAATTAACCACCTCTTTTTATTTTTTCTATATATATTATATAATAATTTTTTATAAAATGCAAAAAATGCGCGAAGTGCTTAAATTCTAGCAAGTTTATGATTGTTTGCTAGAATTTAAGCACCTTCGCGCTAGTTGCCATAGATGTGATTTCCCGCATCTATAAGTTCATTATATACTGTTGTTACAATCCATTTACTTGAATCAAATGCTTCAGGTGTTGGAATTGCAGTTCTACATTTATATAAGTAACCTTCATAAATACAATAATCTCCAACGACATAAGTCTTTAATGGAGAGTATTCTTCTGTTGAAGTTGAAAGATTCTGTGAAGTTCCTTCCGGTGGTAATTTATATGCGGGTGCTCGTTTTGTCGTATTATTTGTGAACACAATATATTTCTGTCCATTTAATGTAAAAATGAAAGCAGGTGGTGTTAAATCACCAGCAACTTCTACTCTAAAATTCTTACTCCAATGTCCAGTTCTTAAAAATGTTTTTGTTAAACTTATAGTACCAGGTAGACTATAAATATTCTTAGGAGCGACATTAGTTACGTTCTCACCATATTCATAGCTACCGTGACCATTGTCCATACTCCAGTAGAATTCGCTTCCCGCAGTTGGATCGTTCCATCCATAGTACCAGTGACCATCTGCTTCCGCAGGTGAAATTACAACTAATCCATTATTCATTAATGTATCTTCATTTGAACAAGATATTTCTATATCTTGTACTGTTGTACCTTCAACGACCATACCCATATATATAGCCATACCGTGTTCTTGGAGCGGAATAGTGATTACTGCACATAAAGGACGTTCAACTTGTACAGGTTCATCATCTACTGTAATAGTTTCTACATAGTCAAAATTAACTAAATCTTTTTCAAACGCAGATTGTCCATCAGAACGCTTAAATGTAATTATATTATTAACTATTTGAAAATAACATTGTGTATCTGACTCTGCATAACTCCAAAGTATCTTGCTTCCGCTTATAGTGAAACCTATACTTGTTAGATAGGTTTTTACTTGATTAATATTTTCAAAGATATATTTTTCCATTTTATATAATCACCGCCTATCTAATTTGCTGGAAGTTCAAATACTAAATTATAATCAGAACAATAAAAGTTCCTTCCACCAAAACTAAAGAATTTGTTGCTCATTGAATATCCATCTGTAACTGTATTAGGTGAAGTTGATATTAAATATAGATTATCCATAAAACCGTCTTGCGTTGGATATTTAATTAATGTACATATATTTTTCTTTCCATCTGTATAAGAACCTGATGAGTCCCAAGTAACGCCTTTAATTGCAGAATAATTACAATCAATTTGTTGTTGATTAGATGCCCACATAAAAAGATAATTAAATTCATTTACTAAGTTATTATAAAAACCACTTAATATATAAGGAAATTGAAGATAATTATGTTGTATTCTTGTATGAGGCTTAATTAATCTAGGAGGATAATCAGTTGACATATAAACTCCATAATCAAAATGTCCGTTTGAAGCAACTCCATTCATTAAATAAAAACCTCTATTTTTTAAAGGGAAACCTATAAAAAAATTCATTAATGATACAGTCCAGTCTGACATCATATCATAACTAGTACCATCACTTTGATACCATTTTGCAAATCTATGTCTAGGTTCAACTGTATATCCGCCCTTGCTCCACCATATATATTTTCTACTTGTTGTTTGCCAATTATCATATCTCCATCTAATAGCTTGATCTTGTAAAGTATATTCACTTCCATCAAGTTGTACAAATCCTAGTTGTTTAAAGAACATCATAATTTGATTATTTGGATCGTCTATATAATTATCTTGATTAACATTTATCCATTTTCTATAAAATTGCATTTATTTACCTCCTTATCCTAAATATATTTCTTTAATAATATATCCTACATTAGAGGTTTTTGCAAAATATAATTTTTGATTTCTATTAGGTATATTATAATATATATCTGTTTCTTCGTCAAAACTACCTGTTGTATAAGTAGTTCGATTAGTTCCATTTACAACATCAGGAAGAGTTGCATTGGCGTTGCCCTCGCCTAATTGGTAGTTAACCGTGGTCCCCGCTTGTAAAGGAGCTACTTTTAATTTTAAAATAGAATAATTTAAACTTGCATCAGTAGCAAGTATAAATCCTTCAATATCTTCTGCATTATTACTAACTAATCTAGTTCCATCATTAGTTAAATGATATAAAATATTCTCTGGTGTTACCGCACCACGGAATACACCATTTTCAAACATATGATAGTATGTATCTGCATAATCTTCAAACGTCATTACTTCTGTATTACTTCCATATACAGTACTATCATCATCTTCATCATTATTAACAGATGGAGTTCCATCTATACTTGCTAAACCATATACGTCAGAACGCTCCATACCAGTTGTAACTCTACTGCTTTCAACACTATCTTGAGTAGCAAAATTACCAGATAACATTAAATTAGTTTCTATAATATCTGTTGATTGTAAAACTCCATTTAATTCTGCGGAGTTATCAAAAGGTATAGTTGCTTGCTCACCTTGTTTTTTGTATCCATATTTACCATCATTAGTTACACCAAATGTAAATTCAATTTCATTACCTTGATATTCTGCTTTTAAGCGGTTTTCAAGAGCTTGAAGTCTATTTATATATTGTTCCATTATGGTGTTTAAGTAAACCTGATATGAGAATAAGGCATTATAAATTGCGCGATTCTCAACAGCATTAGTTGAAGTTGATAATAATTTATCATCAAATTGAGTTAAACTTGTTCTAACCCAATCTAAGAAATCATCTGGTGTACCGGTATGTCCTTGATCTAACCAAGTTTGATAAGTTGACTCACCGCGGGGTCCTGTTAATGCGGCGACCTGTTCAGGGGTGAGTACGACTTCACCCATTGGGCCTTGAGGACCTTCCGGACCAGCAGGACCTTGTTCTCCTTGGTATCCACGTGGTCCGCGCAACTGCTCTCTTTGTTCAGGTGTTAAATCATCAAAGGTAACAATATTTGCATCCCGCCCCTTAACATTAATACCTGTATTTTCATTATTTACATAAACCCAACCATTTGTATCTATATAAATATTATCTCTTTCCCAGAAGTTATCATCACCACTATATCTACCGTGTGGCATAGCTGTTTCGTCTTTAATATAAATATCAAGTGGTTTCCAATATTGATATTCTGTATCTGTTTTAGGATTATGATTTAAGT